GTCCAATTTTCGCGGCGGCACGATACGGATTCGGCATCGTGAGGAAAAAGCGTTGAGAATGTGCAATGGACTGGCCGGCCGATAACGTCGAGCGGCGCCCGATCTCCTCGTTGATCCCGAGCGCGCGCAATGCGCGGACGCATTCCGAGGCGCAGATCGGCCAGCTCGCGGCCTCGATCCGAGAGTGGGGCTGGACGATGCCGGTGCTGGTGGACGAGACCGGTTCGATCATAGCTGGGCACGGGAGGGTGCTGGCTGCGGCGCGGTTGGGCATAGGTGAGGTGCCGACGATGGTCGCTCGCGGCTGGTCGGAGGCGCAGAAGCGGGCTTACGTCATTGCCGACAACAAACTGACCGAGAACGGTGGCTGGGACGAGGCGCTGTTGCGGGTCGAGTTGCAAGACCTCGAGGCGATGGGTTTCGACGCGCTGCTGACCGGCTTTACCGCGGCCGAGATCAAGGCGATGGGCACGGTCGGCAAGACCGATCCCGACGAGGTGCCCGAGGCACCGGCGGTCGCGGTGAGCAAGCTGGGGGACGTTTGGGTGCTCGGGCGTCACCGCCTGATGTGCGGCGGTGCAACCAAGGTCGCTGATGTAGCGCGATTACTTGACGGGCAACGGATTGATATGTTGTTGACCGACCCGCCCTATTGTTCAGGTGGCTTTCAGGAAGCTGGGAAAGCAGCAGGCAGCGTCGGCACGCGCGGCACTGAGATGATCGCCAACGATACGCTGTCAACGCGCGGTTATATGGCGTTGATGAAGTTAGCGATCCCATCATTTGCGGCGGGCGTCGTATATGTTTTTACGGATTGGCGGATGTGGATCAACTTGTTTGATGTTGTCGAGTCGAGTGGTTACGGTGTTCGCAATATGATTGTTTGGGACAAAGGCACGCCTGGCATGGGTGCCGGCTGGCGCATGCAGCACGAGTTGATCATGTGCGGCATTCGGGTCAAGTCACCGTTTAATCGGAAGAAGGCACAAGGCAACGTCATCGCAGCGAAGCGAACCGGCAACGTTTTGCATGCAACCGAGAAGCCGGTTGACCTACTAACAACCATCATCGACGTGACGGATATGGCCGAAAGTGTGGCCGATCCCTTTTGTGGCTCGGGCACGACGATCATTGCGGCCGAGATGACGGGACGCGCCTGCCGCGCGCTCGAGGTCAATCCGGCCTACGTCGATGTCGCGGTGCTGCGTTGGCAGAATTTCACCGGCAACGCTGCGGTGCTCGAGGCGACCGGCGAGCCATTTCCGCAACGGGAAGAACAGGCAACAGCATGAAACGTGGACCGCGCCCGCAGCCGACACATCTCAAGCTGCTTCGCGGCAATCCGAGCCAGCACTATGCGCGCCCTGGCCGGCGCGGCGGCGTGAACCTCAACGAGCCACAGGCCGAGCTGATTGCCGACATACCCGAGCCGCCGCCGTTTCTGATCGCCTACGCTTGTGAGGAGTGGCGCATTGTGGCCGCGGAGATGTATCACCTCGGCCTGCTGGCGAAAGTCGATCTGCCGAGCCTTGCGGCCTATTGCTACAGCTACGGGCAATGGCGCACGGCGGCCGAGGCGATCGCCAGAATGGCGGCCGGCGATCCGGTGATGTCGGGTCTGATCATCAAGACAAAACGCAACGGCGAGGCGACGCAAAATCCGCTGGTGCCGATCGCGCGCAAGGCGGCGCTCGACATGGTTCGGTATGCGAGCGAGTTCGGCTTTACGCCGGCCGCGCGCAGCCGCATCGACGCCGGCCCCGGCGGCAGTGGGCCAGGCAAGTTCGACGGATTCCTGGCCGGGTAGGACATGCTCGCTCCGCAAGCAAAGCGCACGGCGCACGGTCGGCAACGCGCGAAGCGGGTTATCGATTTCATCGAGAAGCTGACGATCCCGAGCGGGACCGGTCAGGGCCAGCCGTTCAAGCTGCACGCTTTTCAGAAGCAGTTTATCCGGGATGTCTACGAGCCTCATGTTGGTCGCCGTCGCGTAGTGCGGCGCGCGATCCTCTCGATGGCGCGCAAGAACGGCAAGACTGCGCTGATCGCGACCATTGCGCTGGCGCATCTGGTCGGTCCCGAGGCTGAGCCGAACGGCGAAATCTACTCGGCCGCCAACGACCGCGACCAAGCGGCGATTGTGTTCAAGTTCGCCAAGCAGATCGTCGACCTCGAGCCCGAGCTGCAGGCAAAGGTCGAGGTGATCGCGTCGACCAAGACCATGCTGGCGCGCAAGACCGGATCGATCTATCGGGCGGTCAGTGCCGAGGCCGGCACCAAGCACGGGTATTTGCCGAGCGTGGTGATCTACGACGAGCTGGCGCAGGCCAAGAACCGCGCGCTCTACGACGTGCTCGATACCAGTTTCGGGGCGCGCGAAGAGCCGCTGTTTATAACAATCTCGACGCAGTCGAACGATCCCGAGCACATCATGTCGAAGCTGATCGATGATGGATTGTCGGGGAACGACCAGGCGATCGTCTGCCATCTGCACGCCGCGGCCGAGGGCTGCGAGCTCGACGACGAAGCGCAATGGGTGAAAGCCAATCCGGCGCTCGGCGAGTTCCGCGATCGCGAAGACCTAGTCGCCGCGGTGCGCAAGGCAATGCGCATGCCAGCGGAAGAGCCGAAGGTGCGCAACCTGTTTTTGAATCAGCGGGTGGCGCCGGTCGCCTCGCTGATCTCGCGCGCCGAGTGGATGTCATGCGTCGGGCCGGTCGAGTTGGCCGACCAGGAGGAAGTCTATCTATCGCTCGATCTCTCGAGCGTCGTCGACCTCACCGCGCTAATGGTCGGCTCGGTTTCAGACCCGCTGCGCGTGGTGCCGTATTTCTGGAAGCCGACCGATCATCTGACCGAGCATTCCAATCGCGACTTCGGTAGTGGCACGCACCGCTACCAGCAATGGGCCGAGGCCGGGCATCTGCGGCTCTGCCAGGGCAAGACGATCGATCCCGAGACGATCGCGCGGTTTATCGCCGATCTGACGGTGCGCTACCGCGTCAAAGGCCTCGCGTATGACCGGTGGCGCATCAACGATCTGTTGCGTGAATTCGATCGCGTCGGTCTGCAGGCTTACGAGGACGGCGAGAAGGGCGGCGACGGGCTGCGCCTGGTGCCGTGGGGCCAGGGCTTCAAGGACATGGGGCCGGCGATCGACGCGCTCGAGCACGCCGTGATGGAGCGCAAGCTCGTCCATCCGGGCAATCCGATCCTGAATTGGAATTTCGCCAACGCGGTCGCGGTGCTCGACCCGGCTGGCAACCGGAAATTGGACAAAGACAAGGCGAGGTTTCGCATCGACGGTGCGGTGGCGCTCGCCATGCTCGCTGGATTGCGGGCACGCGATTGCCGGGCCAAGCCGGTCGATATCGAAAGTTTGATTGGATGAAACCAACGGAGAATAAACCTATGAAGCGACTTCTTGCTGCGACCGCCGTCCTGGCGGCGCTTACCCTGCCGGCGGCTGCCAGCACCGTCCTGTTGGGCGGTCAGGCTTGGGACACTACCAATTCCGGCAGCCTGAGCCTCGGCAACGTGGTGCCGGCCGGCAATCAACCGCAGAACGCGCCGTGCGTCATCTGCGGCGCCAACCAGCCGCAGCAGCCAGCGAACTTCGGCTACAACGACTACAGCAACAACGGCAGCGTGTCCTCGATCACCGCCTTCTCCGATCAAGGCAACGGCGGCCGCAACACGCTGGCCGACAATACCTTCGCCACCGGCTACACCGTCGGCGCGGGCAGTCCGTTCCTGGCATTCCTGTTGCTCAACGGCGACACCAGCCTGGGCTTCTCGATCGGCGTGGACGTGAACGACACCAATCAGCCGCAGACGTTGAACTCGTTTTTCTTCCTCGACTTCACCACGCATACCGTGCTGGCGTCCTTTACCGGCGGCACCACCGGCAACGTGCCGTCGAAGAACAACGGCACCGGCTTCCCGGACTACTCCATCACCGGCGCGCTGCTCAATCTCAACGACGTTCATGTGGGAGATACGATTGGCTTTGTGGCGCTTATGAGCGGACT